CGCCTTTTTAGTGCAACACTTACGTGCTACACTCCTCTCACTAGGTTACTCCGGTGGTATCCATCTCCAGCGGAGTCCGGGACCACCGGTGTCGCTCCGAGAAACCGAGGCAGATGCCTCAGTCGTAATATCCTCAGAGCGACCAGCCCACCACCTCATATATTCGTACGAGTCGACCTCTGGAAGGAGATCACCAGGGTCGGTACGATAATCATATGAGATTGTCCAAGCTCTGACTTCTGTACGCTGGTATGCACTGTTTTCTCGAGTCTCAAGGTGTTTATTCTTGGGAGCGATAGATAGGATACCAAAGCGATCAGGATCAGATACGTAGGGAATTGAATTACTACCGGTGCGGCTTCTAAACCGTCTCGGAGATTCCCACGTCATTAACGAGCTTCTAAGGAAGCGGTACAGATGTCTGTACCCCCTTTTGTAAGCTGAGTTAATGAGTTGGACATGTGATGCGATATGTGAAGGACTTAGTTGATCCTTCACACCCTCCACTGTAAAGTAAAGGGGGGTAATATCGTTCCCGTCTAGATAGTAACCGCCGCATGACTCACGAAAACTCTGTGAGCCACAGAACGATTTGGTCTCATTGACCATAAAACCTAAACGAGAAAGGATGGGCTTGATAATATCTGTCAGTCGTCTGTCACAACAGATATCATCGCCGTAAACGGCGAGCGGCTGAAACTTACGACGTCGCGTACCAGGGGTGTGCAGGAAACTCCTTATCACCCTACTGATAACGCTAGGCGTTAGCCAGTCAAGAAAGTCGCCATCTACGAGTTCGACTTCGTAGGTGTATCGACATGCAGCATATACGCCAACGGACGCAAAGATAATACATTGCGTCGGGAAGCATAATGCAGAGCCCATCGGTGCAAACTTGTTGAGCACGACATCACTGCCGTCAGGAACAGTCGCCGAATGGGATCTAGTAGCCAGCATTGGAATTAACCATGATTTCGGAAAAACCGATTTCACGAGTTTCAATGACAAGCTATCGCTAGCAGAGGAGAGGTCAAGGGTGTCAATCTCACTGGTATAAGAACCATAAAGACTGAGCTCCTTATTCCTCTCTTGCATCTTCACGTTTATGAATTTACTAAACGTGGAGTTGTCGATCAGTTCCAAAACACGCGTCATCGTAGCCTGCTGGAAGTACATCAAGGTATTGGGTTCCATGCAAATGGATCTTGCTACTTTTAGATTCTTCGGCACAAACATAAGACGCGCTGTCCTAGAACTAACACCTCTAGCGGGGCACCACCGTGAAGGATCAGGGATGATCTTGTCCACGGCAACACCTTGGTCTGCACCATAGCCATACATTCCTATATGACCACGGAGCAGAAAACGATCTATGATGGGATCATACTGGAAGCTACGAAGCTTACCAATACGCCCACGAACTCCCCGTTCCATAACTGAACCTGGACCAAATTTAGGCCGCAGGTCTCGCCATGAAAAGGCAGGCAGCTGAGACTGAAGGATACGTGCAATAGCAGTGGTATCCTCTTTATCTAGCTCAAGATCGTCTAGCCTCTTCTCTACGTCAAGCCAGCCGCGAAAGGCGACTGAATTGAAGGATTCGTCCACGTACTGTAACTTCTTACCGAAGTTTAGGAACGTGTACAAGAACTCCAACAACTTGACATCTCCTGTCTGAAAGTAGCGATTGTACTCAAAGAACACTGGTGTGTCTTTGAATCGCTCGTTCCACTCACCTATTGAGGTGGGTGTACCCATAAGCATATGTTGAGAAACTAGCTCGTGGGCAAGATGGGAGTAATCGAGGACAACCGGTTTCAAACCCTTTGTGCGTATCCGATTAAGGAAACGTCTATAGAGTTGCATCGGCTTGTTCTCGGGTTCGAGTGGACTATCCGCTAGGAGTGAAACCCAACTCGCGACGAACAGACCTATTGATTGGCTGTTTCGTCGGTCGGGCTCACTCAACGATTGACAAAAGTCGTCGTCTATGAGTATAGAACGACGACCGTCCGAGGTGCGAAGGCGCACCTCGTGTCGCATCACTTAACCTGCGGAATTCCATAGAGGAGCTTCGCGAGCCAAGTGGTGTCCCGAACCTTCGTAGTGACCGACAAATACAGGAAACTGAAAAGGTTTCCAATAAAGTCGTCCATGTCCGCAGGCTCGATGGTCATGTCAGCAGGCACGTTAAACGTGACAGTACCTTGAATCAATTTCTTGGTGTCCGTCCCGCTCACGCTATCTGCTGCCGTAGCCCATGTGGAGAATGTCATCGAGAGACGCCGAATTGCCCCAGAAGTGCGGTTTTGAATCGCGCTTCGGTAGACGATCGTAGCTGGAAAGCTATTATCGCCTGTGGCGATGACGTATGTCGATGCGACTTCACCCTTACTATCGGTGGAAGTCGACTGCAGGACCATATTGGTCTTGTCAGCCACCTCGACACTCACGTCCTCGACAGAAGTCGAGACGTGATCAATGGAATACGTTATTGTCATTTGCCTAACCTTTCGTTGGGCTATTGCACAGTGTGCAAGGATAGATCTATCAGGCAAAGATTAGCTGATAGAGAAGAGCGCCAAGCACTCCCAAAGGTGGGAGCTCGCGTGGCAATCCAAATCCAAGCTGACTATCACGAGGCGCTGGAGTATAGGAAGAAACATCCCTATGAAACAAGCGCAAGGAAGCAGCTTCCAGAGATGAACTCGACATCTTCAACAAGTCAAGCTCATCTACGGATAAAGGACTGGACAGAGTGTAGGTATGGACGTAGTACGCAGGTATTGTCGCTAAAAGTAGCGAGTACTCAGCGCGCCGAATCCCCTCACCGACACCTGTAAACCAGTTCACAACGAAAGTGAACGGTATGAGGTCCCAAATGTTTGATGCTTTCGGCAGAAGGCCGAGGGCGTCGAAACCTAGGGCGGCGGACAGGAGCCCAGACGGGCTCGCATCCATGACGATCTTGGTGCGAGTCTTAAGAGTGACTTCCTTCCTGCCAAGCTTATTCGTTAGCTTGGCAGAGAAAGAACCGTAACCAATGGCATTGCCTGGTTTAAGTCCCAGAGAATGCATAGTCGATAACATTGTCGGCAAGTACTCGTTGACGATCCCAATGTAGGGACGCCACTCAAAGCTAGCCTGCAACGTTGTAGAGGAGGCGAGATTCATTATGTCACGAAGTGTGGCAAATGATAGATCGCGCTTAGCCAGACGCCCTAGTACCTTTACAGCTGCCGTTATTTGCGGCAGTGCATTGGAAATACTGGGAATCTTGGCCAGATTCTGCAGAACGTTAGTGTTCAGAGAACCCTCTGCTGCTTTAAAAGCATCGACCGTTGAGAAGAGAGCGGACGACGTAACGTCGAACCAATGTTCATACACGTCCTTCCTGAATTGTTCAAGGAAGCGACCGTTGTTGAGCATCAATTGAACGTTGACGAAGTCTTTCTCTTCTGCTAGACCAGCTGGACTCGGAGTAGAGAGCATAATCGAAAAGGTCCTATTCGGGCCTGATCCAACATACTCACCACTCGAAGCACCGGGGTCACCACCATAACCCGTGATATAGCCGTTCCGATATCGAAAGATAACGGGATACGACCAATCCGGGTAATAAGTGGTGCCAGCTAGAGGTTGAATCGTGGGCTCAGGATCCACAAACGGGATCACAAGCTCACTGTCCCAAGTAGTGACGTCCCCCAATGAAACATTACGGGAGGACATCGAATACTTTACTATTAGTCTCTCTTTGGAGAGAACATATTCCAGACCAGACATAACACGGTCATGGATATAGGGACTCGCTGACGAAAAGCTTCGAGTTGGTCCTTTGGCAAGAATGTCCAAAAGATCAATGAAGTTCCACACCAGCGCGTTACCATAGTAAGTTGTAATGGGCGTAAAGACAAACGGTTCCACTGAATTAACGGTGAAACCATACGTCAAGTACCCGCGAGTAGTGTTCAAACGATATAGTTTATCGCCGAACACTTCAGACTCGTCTGAATACAACGGGATATCAACCTGCTTCGCTACTAGATCACCGGAGAATGTCGAATGCCTGACAAACTTCTCTTTGGCATGAGACGGGATATTATAGGCCCGTCCAGTCAAGAAGGAGTCGAACAGCTGAAGATTACGGAAGAAACTACCGTAATAGTCAGAGTCGTATTTTTCATCGACAGTGTTAGACCCATACGGAGCAACGGAGAGCTTTAGCTCATGGTCACTCTGCTGGGATCCAACAAAACCGATATATCTACCAATGCTGCGGCTACCAGTGGGCACGTACCAAACGCGCTCCTGCATAGCACGAACAAGTAGATCACTATAGTGAACCACGCCCGGCACTGCACCTGAACTGGGTGCAAAGTCGAACTGGAAGGCCGTACCAGACCTCACGGTCTGGTAGCGACGATCATAGTGAATACGAGCTGTCATAAGAACCTCCGAGTAGCGAACAACGAATGGTTACGGGCTGAACCTTTCTACAGAGCTAAGGAGCTTCTGTAGAAGAT